GCCTCGCGGTGCTAAGTTCCTCAACTCACCTTATGGTGCCTTTCAAGACACGACAGATCAGACCGACGGGTCTGCTTCTGTGGCGTACTACTTCCGATTCGACACGACCGATTACAGCAACGGCATATCTCTTGACCCGCGCACCGCGTCATTTACAGGATCGATCACCACGACGACTTTGACGGTATCGGCTATCTCAGCAGGGTCTATCTTTCCGTCAATGCTGATAACAGGAACCGGCGTCACGGCTGGCACCAGCATCGTCGAGCAACTAACTGGAACAACGGGAGGCACAGGCACCTACAAGGTGTCAGCGTCTCAAACCGTAACGTCAACCGCAATCACAGGCAATCTGCCTTCGCGCATCAAGGTCTCGCAGGACGGACTGTATAACGTCCAATTTTCTGCTCAGTTCATCAACACGACCAATGATGTCCAGGAAATTGATATCTGGTTCAGAAAGAATGGAACAGATGTGGCCGGGTCTAACAGTCAATTCGGCATCAAGGCAAGGAAGTCAACCGGATCAGCGAGCCGGCTGATCGCCGCCATGAACTTCATACTTGAGCTTGCCGAAAACGACTACTTTGAGATGATGTGGCGGGTTCCAGACTCCGGTGTCTCTTTGGAGCAATTCCCGGCAGTCACAGCCAGCAGTACGACACCCGCAATCCCGGCCACTCCGTCGATAATTGCGACTGTCTCATTCATGTCCAACCGAACAGCGTGATGCCATGCCCTACATTCCTCTGAAGATCCCGCCAGGCGTGTACCGTAACGGCACCGAGTTTCAGTCCGCAGGACGGTACTACGATGCCTCTCTGGTGCGCTGGTACGAAGGTACGATGCGCCCTGTTGGCGGGTGGCGCAAGCGCAGCACCTCGCAGATGACCGGATCGTGCCGGGGATTTATCAACTGGCGGGACAACAGCGGCAACCGCTGGATCGCTGCCGGTACGCATTCCAAGCTCTACGCGATGAATGAGGGCGGGACTCTGAAGGACATCACCCCGTCAGGATTTACGCCAGGCATCGCTGATGCGATCCAGAAGATCGGATTTGGATACGGCGCTTATGGCTCTTACGCCTACGGCGTGGCGCGGCCCGATCTCTCTGCCATCACGCCAGCGACGACCTGGAGCCTCGACACCTGGGGCGAGTATCTGGTGGGATGCTCCAACGGTGACGGCAAGCTCTACGAGTGGCAGCTAGGCTTTTCAACGCCCACGCTGGCCGCTGCGATAGCGAACGCGCCGACCAATAACGAGGCGGTTCTGGTAACCTCCGAGAGGTTCGTGTTCGCTCTGGGCGCGGGTGGTAATACCCGTAAGGTTCAGTGGTGCGACCAGGAAAACAATACGGTTTGGACGCCTGCCGCGACGAATCAGGCCGGCGACTTTGAGCTGACGACTGTAGGCGACTTGAAGTGCGGCAAGCGTGTTCGCGGTATTTCTCTTCTCTTTACGGATGTTGACGTTCACACCGCGACGTATATCGGACTGCCATACGTCTACAGCTTCGAGAAGGTTGGCTCGGCCTGCGGCGTAATTTCCTCGCAATCCGTGGCGGCCATTGAGACTGCCGCGATCTGGATGTCGCAGTCGGGATTCTGGATATATGACGGATATGTCAAGCCTTTGCCCTGCGATGTGTCTGACTTCATCTTCCAAGACCTCAACTTTACCCAGGCCAGCAAAATCTACGCAGTCAACAATTCAAAGTTTGGCGAAATCTGGTGGTTCTATCCTTCCGGCCAATCGACTGAGAATGATTCGTATGTGGTCTATAACTACCGGGAAAATCACTGGGCGATTGGCGATCTGGCGCGTACCGCTGGCACGGATCGCGGAGTGTTCGCTAACCCGCTGATGGTCTCGTCTGACGGCTACGTCTATGAGCATGAGGTTGGCTATGCCTATGACTCGGCGACGCCTTTTGCGGAGTCCGGTCCGGTATCGCTCGGTAATGGCGATCAGACCATGACGGTCTTGGAGCTGGTTCCAGATGAGCAGACCCTTGGCGAGGTGCAGGTGTCCTTTAAGGTGCGGAACTATCCGACGGACACAGAAACCACCTTCGGGCCGTACACCGCGAGCCAGCCCACGGATGTGCGCTTTTCTGGTCGGCAGGTCAAGGTCAGATACACCGGGGTGGTGCTGGACGATTGGAGGGTCGGGATTCCTCGAATGGAAGCAGTGGCGGCAGGGAAACGCTAATGGATGAAGACTTCGCAAGGTGTTCTAAATGGCTGGAGGCGGCGCTAGAATACTCTGGAGGGACACACGGAATTGAAGACATTGCGGCGGGGGTGAAGGAGGGCAGATTTCAGCTCTGGCCTGCACCTAAAGCCGCAGTGATTACCGAGATCATTGTCTACCCGCGACTCAAGGCTCTGAATTATTTCTTAGCTGGCGGCGACCTCGATGAACTCAAAGCGATGCGACCATACATCGAGCTTTGGGGAAAGCAGAATGGTTGCACCAGGGTGACTCTTGCTGGCCGTAAGGGCTGGCAGAAGACATTTTTAAGAGATGAAGGATACGAACCGAAGTGGTTCGTTGTCAGTAAGGAGCTTTGAGATGGCGACACGATTGCCCTACTACGCTGGCGAAGGAGACATCTATTCGCAGATCATGCAGCAGATGCAGGGACAGCCTCTTGCCTTCGCAAACCCTTACGGGGCAGGCTTTACTGGCGGCTATAACCCGCGACTGTATGACCGTCCTCCGGTAGTTGCTCCTACGCCTGCACCCGACACCTCTGGCCTGCTAGGCGGTGGTGATTCTGGTGGCTTTTCTGGGATGCCAGCATCTGGCGGCGCAATGAATCCGGCCTCGATGATTTCAGCAGGTCAGGCTTTGCAAGGTTATGGCCGATCATTCGGCGGATTCGCTCCTTTTGGAACTATTGCCGGTCTGCTCGGTTATGGCCTTACCAATTACGGCATCAACCAGCTCGGCGAGATGGAAAGAGCCGCGGCGCAGGCTGAGGCCGAGGCTGCCGCAATGAACTCATTGTCTCAACTGTCATCGGCTGAAGTTGGCAAAGGTGAAGCGCAGGCAATCGCTGATGCTTTGGGATATGGATTGGCTGGCCTGTCATCTGCTGAAGTTGGGCAAGCCGAAGCCGATGCAGTAGCTGCGGCAGAAACGGCAGCGGCTGCCGAGTCAATGGGAAATGCCTTGGCTGCTGACATTGCTGCCGCTAATCAGGCGGCTGCTGATGCAAGTTCTGGTTACGGCGGCACTGGAGCTGCGAGCAGCGATGTCTCCGGTGGATATGGCGGTGTCGACAGTGGTGGATATAGCGGCGACGGTAGTGGCGGCTACTACTACAAAGGCGGCAAGGTCACCACGAATGGTCTTCTGACTGACGTTGACCCGCCTGGCCCTGATGAGGGCTATGGTGCTCTCCAGGTTGGCGAATACGTCATCAAGAAATCGACCGCCAAGAAGCTCGGCGACAAGAAGCTCAACGCCTTGAACCAAGGCAGAGCAACCATCAAAATGAGTAAGTAAGGAGTGACATATGTCTAAAGGTGGCGGCACACAAACAACGACAACGCAGATCGACCCTGATCTTAAACAGGCGTATCTGCAAAATATTGAGCAGGCACGCGGTGTTGCCGAGGCTTTGCCTGTGCGGCAATTCGCTGGCTTTACGCCACTCTACGAGGCCGGCGAGAGGCAGCTCACCAATCTCGGGCTGACTCCCTTTACGGGCGAAGAGATTTCCGCTTTCCAGAATCCTTACGAGCAGCAGGTCGTCCAGCAGACTCTTGGCGACATTGAGCAGCAGCGCCAGATGGCGCAACTGGCCGAAGGCCAGAGAGCCACGGCGGCCAAAGCCTTCGGCGGGAGCCGGCAGGGTGTGCAGCAGGCGCTGACCAATGAAGCGGCGCTAAGAGAGGCCAGCAGGGCATCTGCTGCGCTGCGCCAGCAGGGTTATGGGCAGGCGGCGCAGCTTGCTCTGCAAGGCCGCCAGCTTGGCCGTCAAGGAGCGATGGATGTTCTTGGTCTTGGCGGTGCCCGTCAGCAACTTACTCAGCAGCAGCTCGATGCCCTTCGCAATATCGGGCTTGAGCGTTTGGCGATCTCGCAAGGTGCTCTAAGCGGAAACCTGCCCAATCTTGGCATGACTTCAACTTCTCCGATGTACAGAAACACCGGATCTAGCATACTTGGCGGCGCTTTACTTGGCTCTGCAATTGGCAAAGGAATTCCTTCAATTGGAGCCGGCTTAGGAGCACTTGGCGGCGGTCTGCTCGGTTTGTTGTGAGGTAAAACATGGCAACATCATTCGATCTTGGCGGGCTACTCGGGTCGGCATTCGGTGGCGACGAGTATGGCGATCTGCTGACCCCGGCGCAGCAATCTGCTATCCAGCAGCGCGCCCTGCTCTCAGCCGCCTCCGCGCTCTTACAAGCCGGTGCCCCGTCTACGACTCGCACCAGCTTAGGTCAGGCGCTCGGGGCGGCGCTGACCGCTGGGCAGACCGGCGCTGAGAAGGCGCAACAGTCTGCCTTAACGGGGATGCTGACTCGGCAGAAGCTGGAGGAGGCGAGGCGGGAGCAGGAATCTGCTGAGTCGTTTAGGCAGTTCCTTACAGGCGGTGGAGCTGGTGGCGCAGAAGCTGGTGCCGTAACGCCTGCTCAAGCCTTGGCTTTGCCTGGCATGGCTGCTGGGCCTACGGTCGCCAGAGCAGAGATGATCGGCCAGCCTATGCCGCAAGCAATGGCAGCGACAGGGCAGCCCACGCAATCTGTCTTACAGAACCTATCTCCTGAACAGCGCACTTTGTTGTCGCGGCTCAAGCCGACTCAAGGCATTCAGGAGCTAATGAGAATTTCATCTCTGGCGAGCGAATTTGGACCCGAGAAAACTGTTATCCGTGATGGCAAGCCTGTTGTTATTAGGGAAAACAAACTTGGACAACAGCAAGTTGTTCCCGGCGCTCAACCGATTGAAGCCTTTAAATTTGGCAAAAGAGAAACCGTAGTTAGAGGCGGAAAGCCAGTAGTCATCAGAAGCAATGAATTTGGTGACGAAAGACTTATCGAGGGTGATGTTCCGCCAGAGGCTTTGCAGTTTGGTAAGCCAGAGCCTGAAATGCGTGACGGCAAGCTCGTCATGATAAGAAGGAACCCATTCGGGGAAGAAAAGATTGTTCCTAATGCTGCGCCGTATCAAGCGCCTCCAGCAGACATCGTTGCGACTGAATACATTCTGGGTCGTCAGCTTGCTGGAACTGGGCGGCCTGGTATTGCTGCTGTTGGTCAGTATCGAGAGCAAATTGCCCCGAGAACAATACTTGACATGACCGGAGGTCAAAAAGGCTTTGAGAATGAAATGAAGCTCGGCGGTGCCTTCCGTGGAGAGCAGATTTATAAAGACTTTAATGACATGAAGTCTGCTTACGGGCAAGTGACCACTGCGCTTAATCAAGGAACTCCGATTGGTGATGTTGCTGGAGCAACCAAAGTGATGAAACTGCTTGACCCCGGATCTGTCGTCCGCGAGTCAGAGCTTGGCATCGCAATGGCTGCCTCAGGACGAATGGACAGGCTGCAAAATTACTTCAGTATGTGGATGTCTGGTGAGAAGTTGACACCAACACAGAGAGAAGATTTCAAGAAGCTATCTAACGAGCTTTACAACGCCGCAGCGCAAGCATACAACGCAAAACGTGCAGAGTATGAAAACTTCGGTAAAGCGTACAACTTCAAGAATCTTGACACTGCTCTTGGCAGGCCAGCAACAATTTCGACAGGAGATCGTCCGGCTCAACCTGCAAGACAAGCTCCTAAAGAAGGGCAAGAGTCAAGTGATTCTAGTGGCAGGCCTATCGTCTTCCGTAACGGTCAATGGGTGTATCGATAATGTCAACATCACCACGCTCAGGCATGGCGGTTCCTATTGAGGATCTGCCCGAATCTCTTCGCGTAACTGCTCCGGCAGCAGGTCAGCCTGTACCGTCCAGCGCCATACCCGAAGATTTTGAGTTTCTTATGATTGGAGACGAGCCTCGGCCATCTGTCGGAGACACGCTTCTGCGCCAGCTAGGCTTGACGGCGCGTGCTGCTGGACCCGTCGCAATCGGCGCTCTTGGCGGTGGTGCAGTTGGCGGCCCTCCAGGCGTGGCAGTAGGCGCTCTTGGCGTCGGTCTTGGCACAATGGTCGGCGATCCTCTGGTCACTCTTTTCAATCGCGCCACCGGATCAAATGTTCCGACACCAAGCCAAGCCCTTGAAAGCGCCATGACGCGAATGGGTTTGCCTGAGCCTGCAACAGCGCGTGAGCGTGTTGTTCAGGACATCGTAAGGGCCGGAACATCTGCGGCAGGCGCTGCTCGTGGAGCTGGCACAGTTGCTCAGAATATTGGCGCTGGGGCTGGTATGCGTGGCGGGCAGGTTATGGGTCCGGCTGCGCCAATTCCGCAACAAGTCTTTGAGGCTTTGGCGCGATATCCCGCACAACAAGTCGCAGGTGCCGCAATGGCTGGCGGTGCTGCTGGATCATTGCGTGAGAGCGGTGCAAGCCCGTTAACACAAGTTGGCGGTGCAATGATCGCCGGCATGGCTGCACCTGGCGGCCCTAAGTTGCCGCTGACTGCGCGTGCCTTAGAAGCTCCAGGAGCACTGGTTAAGCCATTCACCCAAGAAGGCCGCGAGGTCATCGTTGGCAATGTTCTGCGCCGCCTCTCGACCACTCCAGAGGCAACTGCTGCACGTCTTGCAGAAGCCGGACCTCTTGTTCCTGGTGTTAGACCAACCACCGCAGCGGTTGCCAGAGATCCTGGTCTAGCGGCGGCTGAGACAGCCATTCGATCTTTGGATCAGACAGGTGCATTCCCTTCACGGCTTTCCGCTAATCAGCAGGCACTGCTTGACGCATATCGGCGTCTGTCTGGGCAGCCTGGATCTATTCCTCGCGCTGAGGCGAAGAGGGCCGAAATCACAGCTCCGATGCGTGAGGAGGCTTTTGCCAATGTCACCGTCAATCCTGAAGTGTTTCAGTCTGGTGTTACCTTGACGGTAAATAGAGCCGTTGAAAACATCAGAAACAGTCCCGCTGGAGTTCGTCAAGACGTAGAGACAGCAATGAATTGGGCGACCTCACGCATCTCTAAGGCTCGCAACCCGATGGAGCTTTACGAGATTCGCAAGGACTTGGCAGCGGCGATGCAAGGCAAATACAACCAAGATGTGCCGAGTCTGCGCCTTGCAAAAGGTCAGCTTGCAGATGTTGTCCGCGTCGTCGATGACGTTATTGACGCATCTGCTCCAGGCTTTAAGGCATACATGGAGAAATACTCCAAGATGTCGCAGCCTATTGACCAGATGCGAGTGCTGCAAGACATTGAGCGTCGCGTAACTACGGGTCAGCCTAATCTGATGACCGGAGAGCCGGTCATTGCCGCAGGATCTTTGCGCCGTCAGTTGGCAACGCGAGCCGATGAGATTGGGACAGAGCTTTCGCCGGCGGCGCAGCGCAAACTGGACAACATCATCGACGAGATCAATCGCGGCATGGCGGCTACAGCTCCAGGCGTTAAGCCGCCAGGATCGGACACCTTCCGCAACATGAGCATGGGTAATCTGATCGGCAGAGTGTTCAGCGAATCGCTCGCGGATAACACCACACTTCGGACCATGACTAGGCCGCTGGACTTCTTGTATCGCTTGCCGGATCAGCAGATTCAGCAACTGCTGGTCGAGGCAATGCTTGATCCTAAGCTGGCCTCTGTAATGATGAGCAAGGCCAATGTCATGAAGGTCGAGCCTCTTGCCAAATCTTTACGGCAGAAGGCCGAACAACTTGGCTTTGGCGCGGCCATCGGTGCAAGCGGACAATAAAAAACGCGGCCCTGAGCCGCGATCCCCTTTTCAGACCTTTGTCATATACGGATAAAACAATGGGCAGTTATGGCAAAACCGCAAAACAAGCCGACGGCAGAGCAGGCCGTCGAGTTCGACCAATGGATTAAGCACTGGCAGCAAGTCCTCAATCTCAACGATTGGAGGATTGAGCGCAGTATGAAGCCAGCCAAGGGCGCGATGGCTTCTATGCAATGCGATGCGCAGGCTCGTCTGGGCACCTATCAGCTAGGTGACTTTGGCGCTGCCACCATCAATACGGAATCTCTATCCATGACGGCGCTCCATGAGTGCCTTCATGTCTTCCTTTTCGATCTGATTTCAACGGCGCAGGACAGGCTGGCGACGGCAGATCAACTCGATGCCGCAGAGCATCGCGTCGTCAATGTTCTCGAAAAGGTCTTGTATGCCAAGAGCAGCGATCAGTGATGACGAATTTATTGAGCTATGGAAGGCTCATCAGTCTCCCGTAAAGTTATCGAAAATCATGGGCATCACAGACCGCAATGTGATGGCTCGCAGAAGGAAGGTCGAGCAGAAGACAGGAATAAAGTTACCGGCAAAAGACGCAAGGATTAAGCGTCGTTTCAATCACATCGGATCGGCTCCTACTTCTTCCGCAAGGTATCACCTTGGCATCGAGAACGGCACTGTCCTGGTCTTCTCGGACGCGCACTTCTGGCCCGCTATCCGCACCACAGCCTTCAAGGGTCTTTTGTGGGCGATTAAGACGCTTAAACCTAAAGCGATCATCAATAACGGGGATGCGTTCGACGGGGCCAGCATCAGCCGCCACCCGCGAATCGGATGGGATAGTAAGCCTTCAGTCATCCATGAGCTGCGAGCCTGCGAGGCCAGCCTTGCAGAGATTGAGGACGCCGCTAATGGTGCCAAGCTGATCTGGGCGCTGGGAAACCATGATGCGCGCTTTGAGAACCGGCTGGCGAATACCGTTCCCGAGTTTATGCATGTTGGCGGGTTCAAACTGTCCGACCACTTCCCGGCCTGGATTTCGTGCTGGTCATGCTGGCCGACTGAGGATGTTGTAGTCAAGCATCGCCTAAAGGGTGGCGTTCACGCAACGCACAACAACACGGTGAACTCTGGCATCAGTACCGTGACGGGGCATCTGCACTCGCTCAAGGTGACGCCCTTTAGCGACTATCGCGGCAACCGCTTCGGCGTAGACACCGGGACTCTGGCAGACACCAACGGCCCGCAATTCGTGGACTACTTAGAGGACAGCCCGACAAACTGGCGCAGCGGGTTCGCCGTCCTTACCTTCCATGAAGGCAGGCTCCTCTGGCCCGAGCTTGTCCATAAGTGGGATGAGGACAAGATCGAGTTTCGCGGGCAGGTGGTGGATGTCTCCAAAGTATGAGCGCCTGGCTCATCATCGCCACGGGGCTGGCGTATGCCTTCGTCTCTCTTGAGCAGTTCTACAAGGGGAACCCGCAAATGGGCATCGTGTATGCCGGTTATGCGTTCTCAAATGTGGGGCTTTACCTGATGGCGCGCTGACCTAAAATATACCTATGGCTGACTACATTCGCCCGACACCGCGCAACCCTCTTCTGGGCTTGCTGGCCGACGCCTTGACGGGCGGCGTCGAGTGGATGCGAAGCCCTCAGAGGGCGCAGCAGATGCAGGGTCTCGGCGGCCTGCTCGCGGAGACAGGTATCCCCGCAACGGTTGAGCGACTGTCCTACGGCGAGCCACTGACAACGGGGCGCGGTATGACGACCCGCCTGCGCCCAGAGGCCGAGGCGGCTCTTATGACTCTAGGCCCGGAGGCTGTGCCGATTGGCCGCGCGGCGATGGCGGGGATCAGGGCCACGAAGGGACTGCCGGTGGGGGCGAGTGTGCGTCAGGTAACTTCTGGTCCTCAAGCAAATGCGTTAAGACTTGCTGAAGAAAGAGCGTTACAGATTGGTCAATCTTCAAGTCCTCAAGCAAGAATGCTTGAGCAAGGTTACGAGCCTGGATGGTTTCATGGTGGTACTGGCGACATAAAAGCATTTAGACCAGATTTGCTCGGTGAGACTACTGGCGCAGCTAGTGCAAAAAAAGGTTTTTTCTTTGCGCGAGATCCTCAAAATCCTCCAGAGGCAATGCTTAAAAAATCATCCGATCCAGCTTCTATTGATATGCTGCGAAAACTTGGCATACCAGAAGAAGAAATCGCCAAGCTAAACACAGTATCAATGGCCGGCCACGGAGCAGAGACTGCATCTGGATATGCACAACTTGGTGGGACAAGAGAATACAAAGATGCCATGCGTAAAGCTAATGCAGCAGAAAAGCGACAAGATTGGCCAGAGTATGAAAAACAAATGCAAATTGCAGAAGATGCTGAGATTGCAAGATCTCAATACCTGCAAGGCCTAGTGGCCAAGTATGGTGATGCAAGAGATGAAATGTTAGATGCAATACAAAATGCAATCTATAGTAAAAAATTGCCTCAAGATCAAGCTGAATTGCTAGACAAAAAAGTTAAAGAATTGATGCCAT